TCCTTTCGGCTGGATTTGGGATTTTTGCGCGTTCCCCTGCGACTATATCAATCCCCGCGTCCGGGGACGATACTCACATCGGCCTCTGTCTCTGCGCCAGCATCTGCTGTACGGCGTTCCTGGCGTCCTCGCGGGCCCGGTTGTCCGTGTCGATCATCATCTGCTGTTCCGCCGCTCTCCGGTCCGCCTGCTTGTCCTGCCGCTCTGCCTGGAATCGGGCCTGCTCCAGCGCTGCCGCCTGCGCCTGCTGTTCCATAGCCGCCTGCTGCTGTGCCTGCTGCATGGCCATCTGCTGCTGTTGGAGGGCCATCTGCTGCTCCTGGAGCTTCGTCAGGTATTCCTTCGTGTCGCTGGCTCCGGGATAATGCAGCAGCTCCAGCTTCGTCCAGAACAGCAGGAGCGTGTTGATGTCACCCGGATTGCCGAAAGCGCCCATCTGGAGCATCTGCGTGGCGTCCTGCCACATGGCCTCGCGATTGTTCGCCAGCGGCGTGCTGGTATCGCAGCTGAACAGGAAGCGTTCGTCGTCCAGGATGCAGTGCCACTCGCCCTTATCGTCCTGTTCGTAGAAATCGTAGCGGTTGAACTCCTCATACTGCGCCTGCCCCCGGTCGTCGGTTGCCACGACGCTGCGGGGCTCGTCCGCATAAGCGACCTTCAACTGCACGATCCGCTTGAACAGCTCGGCGTAAGCCGCTTCCTTCATCACGCGCTTCGATTCCAGCCGTCCGGCGCTCTGCTGGGCGGCAAATTCTTTTGCAACGCCCGACTGTGCCGTGGTGTCCTTCCGGCCCTGGAAGGAATCGGTGATGCCGAGGATCTGCCGGGCTTCCTCGTAGATGTTGGCCAGATACTGCATTTCCTGGCTGAGATCGCCGGAGAACTGATACACGCCGATCATGCTGAGGTCCTTGGGGTCCTGGACCAGAATCTTTTCCCCGTCCTCCGGGTCCATGCGGATATCCGCCCGGTCCGGCAGCGTGATCCTGGTGCCAGCCTTAATGAAGCGGTCGATGATCTTCTGCTCCATACGGTTGACGGTGTTCTGCTGGTCCTGGATGGCGTCCACGTCGCTGTCCCCCAGCAGCTTGCCGAAGGTGCTGACGTTCTTCTGAAGGAACACGGGGAACACGTCCGGCTTGTAGTAGGGCAGGATCGTGGGCTGCATCATCGGCAGGCCCATTTCATCCACGCCCGCAGCGGCCCCAGGGATCTGCGTGCCGTTGGACGTCGTCATGCCGGTGTAAACTTCCTCGGATTCTTCCTCGCCCTCCTGCGCCTGCTCAGAACCGCACACGGGGCATTTCTCCGTGTCCGGCCCCAGCACTTCGCCGCACTGCGAGCACTTCCGCAGCCGCCGGGCCTCGAAGTCCTCCATATCCTCCAGGACGGTATCATGCACCCAGGAGAACTTGCCGATGCCGCCCTTCTCGTTGCGATAGTAGGCGACGTACTGCGTCACCATGTCTTCGGCAGTGTCGGCGTCGTCGTCCAGCGTCCGGGCTTCCTGGGCGTCCTCGCCTTCGTCCACGTCCTTGCCGTAAACGCGCTTGATGTACGCCCGCGTCTGGGGGAGCTTCAGGACGATGGCGTCCATATCCTCCACGCTGCCGAATACGCCGTCCTGGGGGATCACCTGCTTCGGGTGCAGGATATTCACCGTCACGTCGCCCACGGTGGAATGCGTCCTCTTGGAATTGTCCCATTCCACCAGCCAGTAGCCGCCGCCCTGGATGGGGACCGTGCGCTCCATCTGGTCGTTGAGCGTTTCCATGGGGAGGCGGTCCAGCTCGTTGCGCAGCATGTCCTCCAGGATTTTGGCCCGCCATTCGTCGCTCTGCCTGCGGGCCGTAACCTTCGGCTGCGGGATCGTTGAGCTGACTTCGCTCTCGATGTTCTCCCGGATAATATTGCGGATATGGCTTGCCCGCCGGAGCTGGCCGTTCTTCTTCCTGTCCTTCGGCGTCAGCGGCGTGATCTCTCGCACTTCGCCGCGATAGAGGGCTTCCCGCTCATCCATCCTGGCGGAGAGATCGCCCAGGGCAGATTCATTCTTCCCCAGCCATTCCTTCCAATAGTCCAGCTTGTCCTGCTTATTCATATTCCACCCCACTGTACTTCGCGTCTACGAGCGCCCGCGCCATATCGTCGATCAACTGATGCGCCACCCGCTCCTGCAAAGTGTCCTCCCCGAAGGTCTCGGAGATCAGGCAGAGCTTCAGGTGCAGCAGCTCATGCACAAGGATGTGCTCGTAGTCGAAGGGGATCACCCGCTCTCCGTATTCGTCCGGGTCCATGATCTCGATCCTGGCGGTCTTGTTGACCTCCTGGAACTCCGTGCAGCCGGAAGCGTTTTCCTCCGTCATTTCCCCGGTTGGCATACAGTCATGCAGGCTGATGTGCCACTCCTGCAAGCCAAGCCTTTCCTGCCATTCCGCCAGCTTATTGCTTATCGTCATCGTATCGGCTCTCCCCATTTCGAGATCAGATACCGGCGGGCGTCCTCGTCGGCGTTGTAGTAGTCCTCCCACATATCGTCAGACCAGACCGCCGTGGGCTCCGCCTGCTTGACTTCCTTCACCATCTTCTGCTGCGGGCGGATGAAGTGGGCTATCGCCAGGGACATGATGCAGTCGTCGTGCGCCCCTTCCTCTGCTTCGGCCCGCATCTTCTCGTTGCGGACGAAGGTGAGCATTTCTTCCAGCGTCGCCCGGTCATTGAACAGGTGAATATCGCTGCTCACGTCCACCAGCTGGGAGATGATCGTCTCCCGCGTGTTCTGATTCGTATGGAATCCGAAACGCTGCGCCGGTTTGTGCGTGTAGTTGTCGATGGCCTGCCGGACGTACTGCTTCGGGTATCGCCTGCGTTCCAGCTCCAGGACGCAGTAGGTGGAGAAGTTCACTTCCACGCCTATCAGCGCCGTGTTGTAGTACATGCCAAGCTGATACAGCTGATCCGCAAAGGCCGTCTCGCCGTATTGCAGGCGGAGGGTGCATACCTGCTCTCCGGTGATGTTGTTGAGCACTTGCGCCACGTTCCAGTCGCTTCCGTCGCCTGCGGTGTCCGCCCCGATCACATAGGGCACGCCTTCCTCCGGCTCCTTGTAGATGTGCGCAACGCCGTTGTGCTCCTTGTGGAACTTGCCGTCCCGGAAGATCCCGTCCACCGGCTGCGGGATGTCGTCCAACCTGCGTGTGACAGCTCCGGCATTGAATATCGTATTCCCCGTCACGCCCCAGTCGCCCAAACCGGCGACGCGGTAGCGGTCGGGGTTTTCTTCTTTCATGCGCTCAAACCGCCGATGATCCGCTTCGTCCAGCCATTCGTTGCACATGTAGTTCGTGGTCATGGCCAGAATGTCCGGGTCCGGTGCATGGTCGAAGAACCGCTTTTTTATCCAGGTCGTATGAGACCATGGGTTGAAGGTTAGGGTCAGCTGCTTGAAATATCCCTCCGGCATCTGGCCGCGGATAACGTCGTCTATCATGTCGAAGTCCGCTTCCGTCGGTATCTCATACGCTTCTTCCAGCCATGCCCAGCAGAGCGCTCCCACGCTGACCGTGACGGACGCCAGCCGCAGAGGATCGTCAAGGCCGCGGAATAATACCACCTGGCCCGTAGGCTTGTACGTCGCCTTCAGCGGGCTCACAGTGAACTCCCATAAATGCGATACGCCCAGCCGCGCAGCCGCCCAATGCAGGTCCGCCCAGCAGCTATCTTGCAGCGTATTGAACGTCTGCCTGACGCACAGGGCGTTTGCCAGCGGGTATTTCATCAGATGGTAGATAAACCACAGCGCCGTGGTCTTTGACTTCTTGGAAGCACGGGAGCCCTTGCAGCAGCGATATCTTCCACGGTAATACCAGAACTTCCCGTAGCCTTTTCCTATGGTGTCCGGCAGGTTTACCTCAGTCGGCAACCTTATCACCGCCCACGAAGATCACCCGCGGGATATTCGCATCTACTTCCACAGACTGTCTCGGCTTTCCGAGGTCATATTCCGCAATCATCTTCGCGGCAGTCAAACGATTGGACGTGTTCTCCTCTTTGTCGATCATAATCTGATAGGCGACCTGGAGAGCTTCCACGCCCTTGCCGTTTACCCAGTCTGCTTTCTTCTTCCGTCCGCCGCATTTATTCCCTGCTGTGAACTTACCGGCGGCGTCCCGTTCTCCATCCGTTTTCTTACCGTTTGACGGCAACGTCGCCGCCTCCCTTCTATAACTCCGGCCCCTCCGCTCCGTGAGTGTCCCACGCCGTAGAGCTACTCCTTTGCAGGCTACGTTACGGAAGGGGTTATGCCATTTGCAAGGGGTATATTGTCAGATTGCCCCGATGTTGTGTCGCATAAGAATGACCGGGGATGTTACTCCCCGGTCTCCGGAAAATGATACTTTGCCACAGCCACGGCGTGTTTCTCGATCTCGCTGGACCAAAGCGCCGTTCCTGATCCGTTGATACTCTCCCATATCATGGGGAAACTTGCCTGCCCGTCGAACAGGCTCCCCAGCGTAGGCGCTCTCTCATACTGTGCGGAGATCCGCTTCAGCAGGTATCGCCAGAAAGGCGTTGCTATTCCGTTCCCCTGGAGCCGGTATCGTGCACTGTCCGGCAGCTCATATACCTCTCCCTTCTCGTTGATGCCATATTTGCTCCAGTCATCCGGCATCCCTTGAAGGCGTTCGCACTCCTTCGGCGTGAGTCTCCGCACGATAGCTGTCCCCACCAGAGGGCGTTCTTTCTCTTGGGAATTCAGAGTAGTCGCCGTTCCGTCTTCTGTGATTCCGTTATGTCCTTTGCGATCAGACATCATGACAGGTTCTTCCAACTCGGTTGGGG